TGGAGTTAAAGCAGGGGCAACACCTACTTTGTTTACAATAAACAAGGTATTCGTGTATTTTGAGCTTTCTTTACGAGACATTACAATCTGCTGGTTAATAAAATTACCGAATTGAGTTGCAATGGCTCCTGCGTTCCACATTGGATTATTTTTGCCTTGTTCAATTGACATTTGACATGGGATTGAACCTACTGAATCCCATATAAATAAAAGGTCATATGGTAGGTTTCCTTTTTTCTGTTCAGTTAGTAAATCAATAATAAATTCGGCAATATCCTCAATTGAATTTAGGGTACTTCTATCTCTATAGATAAAGAAAACAGTTTGATCAACTATTTCACCTGTATCTGTATCCACTACATCATCGATTTGGAATCCCATTTTTTTCCAGTGTTCCCAATCGTGTTTCATTTCGGTAATGATTAAAACAGGTAATACTCCCATTTTTTGAGCATTAACTGCTATTTCAATAGTCATAGTAGACTTACCAGTATTTGATTTACCACGAACCATAGAATTATGACCCATTGGAATACCCGGAATGGATAGTGCTTCTTGCAAAGCAGGTGAAAACGGAATCCACCTTTGTTCTTTGAATTTAACGTTTGACGCTAAACCCTTATTTGCTTTAAATTTATCTAAACTAAAGGCGGTTTTCAGTTCTTTGTCCGCCGCCTCTGTTAGCGATTTTCTTCCTTTAGCCATAACTTATTTTAGTTAATTAAAATGGTGCATCTTCATCATCGTCAAACAAATCATCAAATTGATCTGCTTTAGATTTTTTAGCTGCTGGTTTTGTAGATAGACTGTAATTTGATTTAGGTTCTTCTTTTACCTCGTCAACTACTACTTCTTCTTCACCCTCTTCATCTGGGTTTAACCATTCTTGAAGTGCTTGTTTGATTGTATCAAATGGGAGTGGTTTGTATAGATCTTTTGGATTTTCTTGTTCCTCTAACCATTTTTCAATTTGTTTTGAATCTTCAGATAATGCTGAAGTTTTCATTGAAGGGGCAATTGATGTTTTATTGTAAGCTGTTCCTGTTGATTCAGGTCCTACAGTAACCAATTTAATGTCTCTACCGGACATGATGTCTGTAAAGTCACCTACTTCCTCGTCAGCGGCCATTTGCAAAAATGCCTCGTAAATTTCTTTACCAAATTCCCACAATTGAACACCTTCAGATTCTTCACCACGTACAATTACAGGAGCGTAAATACGAGTTTTAGGGTCTAATTTTTTAGCCAAACGCCAATTTTCTTTGTCATTTGTACCTCTAAGTTGTTTTGCAAATTCAGCAATTGGATCTTTCTCTCCCCAGTTTAATGGTGAAGCGATTACTTTTTTCGATCCGATACCGTAGTAAAATCTCATTTCGGTAAATGGAAACTCTTTGTTGAATTTGAACGGTACAACTCTTACCGTTTGTTTGCCAATTGTTGGTTTAAAACGCTTGACGTTACTTGAATTGTTGTTAGATCCTCCATTTGAGGTCTTTTGCATTGATTCAAGTTTTTTCTTGATTGCATCTAGATTCATATATAACTTAATTTATAATTTACAACGTTTAATATAATAACCTTAATTTAAATAGCCAAACTATAGTTCAACTATTTTAAATATTTTTGTATTCAATTGTTTAATCTCATTGTGTTGAGTTAACAATATACAATTTTTATAATGTTGCCAGTTTACTGGGTATTTTGTATCAACTACTCCACCATTTAACCTTTTGATTAACTCGTTTAATGCATTTATGGTGTAAAGTGTATTTGATTCTTTTTTCCTGTGTACTAAAATAGTTTGTTCAGGTATGTCGTTAATATTTCCTTGATCTACATTATATGTTACAACATATTCATTATTGCTTTTAACATGCAATATAAACATCTTATTATACATTATGGAATACTTACTAGATAATTCTGAAATTAGTTCATCCAACGCCTCCAAAGCCGTAAAAGTACAAAATAGTCTGTTGTTTGCCATAAAATCAAAAACTTGATCAAAGTCATATCCATATTGGGGATACGTATCATACATATTAGAGGGAGTTTCGAAATGTAACATATTATTCTGATTTAGCATTTATTTTTGTGTTTATTTTTTATTGATAAAGTAATTAATTTACTCCAATAATATTGGGCTGTTTTTGGATCAGGTTTATACAAATAAAAATAATATAAATCTAGTAAATGGGTTTCTTCTTTTGTCATTTTATTTTAATTTAGTTTTATATTGTTCTTTTATATATTTTTTTATTTCATTTAAATATTCTTGAGAGACATTGTCATGGAATAAATTTAGTTTAGTTTGGTTATATTTTTTGTCAACTATTTGAAGGTTATGTAAATTCCAAATAATATTAATAGGGGTATTATCTTCAAACCATGTCATTGGTATTTTATGGTCAATATGTTCATCTTTTTTGGGTATTCCTATTTTTTCGATAAATTCTTGATAACTGTATCCTAAAAGTATTTCTGTTTTTTTATTTTTGTTTCCCTTTAAAAAATTTCTAATTTGGTTTCCTATTAATTTTTTTGTTTTATATATTGGATCTGTAGCATATTTTATTGGTTGGTTAATTTTTTGGTATTTTTTAATGTATTGAAGATATTTTTCTTTGTTTTTTTCTCTATATTCTATATGCCACTCTTTATTTTTTTGATAGGAATTTGGTTTCCCAGTTTGTTTATTTTTAATGGTTTCTTTATTGTTGTAATAATATTGATTACATTTAACTTTAATATCCTCTTTTTTTAATTCATATCTTTTTTTGTTTCTTACACTACAGCAAATTTTACATCTATTGTTAAACCCACCTTCAATATTTTTATTTTTACTAAATTGATCTAAATTTTTTTCTATATTACATTCACAGCAAATCTTCATTTTATTATACATATTATAAATGTACAAAAAAGTCGCTTATACTCCAAATGTTTTTATTTAATATTGTTATAGTTTGTGCCCTTTTTGGTTTTAACTTGAAGTTTATATTTATTAAATATTTCTAGTACTTGAAGTACTACCTCTGGTTCATTTTCATCCCAATCAAGTAAAAATGAATCGTAAACATATAATACAAGTTTAGTATTCTTCCCTCGCAATATTTTAAAAATATCCCACAATATAAGAACATTATTTGCGGTCTCCAAGTTTTGTAGTACGTAATTTAAAAGCTTTTGTGGGTTCATCTCCTCCATTTCACTTTTTAAAAATTTATGGTCTGAAATGGGGCATTCAATATATCCACCATAGCTAAAAGTATCCCATAAATCATCTATATATGCTTGTGCTTTTTTAAAGAATTCTATTTCTTTGTATTCTTTCCAAATTCCACCGTAAAGCTGCTTAAAGGTAATTTCTTTTGCTTTGGCGTAGTCCACTCCATACATTTGAGCGAAACTATTGTGAATATCCACATCACCGAAATTATAGTCCAATAAACTAGCAAGAAGGGTAGGATGGTAAGCACTAATATCCATTTCAATAAAAAAATCATTGCGCGGGATAAAACATTCTCTTTCTCCATTATCTTTATTTAAAGTTGAAAAATTAATTCCCCCAAATGCATTTGAGGGTCTAGTTGTTAATGTATTTAAATTGTATTGAGTGTATATAAACTCGTCTACCTCTTTATCAAAGTACTGTTCAAATAATGTTTGGTCTACTTTTATACCCGCTCGTTCTAGTTGATTAAATACAAGTGCTGCCTTGTTGTAGAATGGATTTATTCTAGTAGGGTTAAAGTTAGCAAAATTTTGCTCACATACCTCATAGTGTTTTACAATTGGTACTATTGTGTTTAAGTTGTGTGTGGTTGGATATTTGTTGTAAATATGTGTGTGAGCTTGTGTTGGTTGAGGTATATACGTATGGGGGGAGGGGGTGGGTTGGTAACAATGCTTAATGCAAAAATAATGTAAAAATTCCTTCCTGTCCCTTACATACACACATTCTATACTGTTTAATACTTTTAAACAATCCTCTATTGTTGAATTTATTGTTTCATTGTGGTTTATTGGTATAATGTATCCTTTTGAATCGTCTCTTGGACGAATATATAAGGCACATATTTCATTTTCAATAGGATGTAGATTATGTGATGTAGGTATTACTTCAACGTAGGCTACTTGATGTTTAATTTTTGTTAAAATTTCTATATGGTTAGGATCTTCTATCAGCCAATACATGCTTTAAAGATACTAATGGGATTTTAAGATTCCAAGTAATATTTTAAAAATTTGTCTTGAAAATATTGGGAAAACCCATGCCATTTAAGTCTACGTTCAATAGATTCAACTAAACTCTTATTAGATGCATATATTAATTCCTTATTACCTTTAAATAACCATGATATTGAAGTAGGAGAATATAAATCCCATGCTATTTGAGGGTCTTTTTTAGATAATTTATCATAAGTAATCTGATCTATTTCAATATATTTAATTTCGTTATTTTTTTTACAAAAATATCTTTTAAATACTCCTTGTTGGATTTCTTTTGGAGTTGGATTTCCCGGGATAAAATTTGGAAGGGAACGAGTAATAGGAATCGATGGTTGAGTTTCTCCATTATATAAAGGATCTATAATTATTTGGTTAGGAAAATTTTCGGGAAGTAGTTGGGTATCTTCAATAACATAATCAGTTACCGGATATAGAAGAAAATTATTTCCATCTC